TCGTCATTGGAGGACTGCTTTGCCTCAGCTACTGCACCGGCGAGGGCGGTACCAACCATGTAATGAACGACTTCCTGCTGCTCCTGAGTCATAGAATCATAGACTTCTTGAATAGTCGGATTCTCTGCAGAATGCTCAACGTCTTCCTTCTCCGCAGGCTCACCATCAGCATGATTAAGTTCGAGACCGGTGTAGATGATGGCCTCATCTTCCAGCGTGACCATGTCGCCATCGCCGTGTGCCAACGTAATGTTGTCGATAAGGGCGCCAGGATTGGCTCCTGACAGAACCAGGCTCACCTCACGAATGAATCCGTGGAGAACCTTCTTGGCCTTCTCGGTAAGTCCATTCGCATAGATGGACAGAGACTTAATGTCCTTATGCTGGACCAGTACTCGAGCGTTCTGTGCCTGACCGGTATCGTTAAGATAACAATAACAATACGTGCCATCGGCTCGATGCTCGAGAACTGCATGACCGAGCACATTGCTGGGCTCACTGTGACCGTGCTGCCAGACGAGAGGAACCGTTTCAGTATCCTGATGTTTAAAAGCATCCGGCATGATCGTCCGACCATCTGTACATTCGAGTCCAGCTTTTGTGGCATAGCCGCTAAAGTCGGGCGTAGCCATTTCTCCCATTTTGAATGTTCCTCCTTAATTAAGTGACATAGGCCTGGTACGTGCTTTTGCTAATGCCTCAGCTATAGCCGGATCGTTTACGTTTCCGTTTCCATTGTGCGGCTCTTGCTTCTGAACAGGCATGTTGCTGTTGGTCAGCTTATCGGCTTTTGCTTCCTTGCTAGGAGCCATACCGATGACCTGTCTCATTTCGTTCGCCGTCACAATCTCGTTACGAGTAAACTTATCGGCAATTTCAGCAATGTTCTCAATTGGAACCAACCGAAACGGATCTCGGAAGTAGAACACCGACTGCTTTTGCGTTCGAGCCGTCTTAGTTAGAAAGGTGCGCCGCATAGACTCAACCATGGCTGTAAGAATAGGCTCGACCGTTCGGTTCCAATAATTCAACATAGCTTTCTCGTCTGCCGTCCCCTTCATGATCTCGTCTGTTAGGCCAAGCTGGCCATACAGCATGTCGACCAAGTACTCGACCTGGGCCATGAGGTTGTTCTCGGCGGGACGATTCAACTGAGTAATCTTTTCAGTACCATCGGTATAGGCGATACCATATTGACTACCCTTAAGTTGAAACTCAATGTCATCTCGACGCTGCTGCGCCTGCTGTCGTCGAGCCTCAGATTTAATTACATAGGGAAGCTGAATGATAAGATCGAGCTTTCCGGAAGCTGACTGTTGGTCGACCGCATCCAGCAGATTGAGTTTATGCAAAAGTCGTTGGAGAGTCGAATTTGGTTCGTTCATCACCGCGAACAACGGATTCTCGATGATAGCTACAGCCGATTTGTTCAATACGACATCTTCGCGTCGACCTTTTGATTCATTATACAAACTGACTACGACATGATAGGGATACCATGTTTTAATCTCGCCAACACGAAGAGTCAAGATGTCGTATCCGCCATTTGTTTCCGGATTAAGGGTGGTATCGACAGGTACAATTGCCGCACAGCCCTGATCAAAGAGCGTCATGACAATGTCCTGTCTAAAAGCTCGAGCAGCCTGGTCGAGATTGGCTTCAACCGTCAGACAATTATTGAGACCGCTATCAATGTCTTCCAAATATCGGTTTTGCTCATCTGTTCGCACATGACGCATATCAACCGAAGCAACATCAATACTAACTCTCGTATAAATCGAGGAGATTAGCGAACGTTCATTGGGGAAATATAGTCTTACCCGATCAGGTCTTCCACCATAGTTCGGGTCTCCATATTGCGCGAAAACCTGACGCCGTTCACTTGTATTAGAAAATGCGTTCCAAGCGTGTCTTAGCGCGGTCGTAATTCGCGGCACTTACACCTCCTTCCTACATTAATTGCCCCACCCATTGAAATAGGCGAGAACAATAAAAATCGCAATCACAGCTAGAAGAACGGTATTTAGGCTAACCCGCTCCACTATTCGAAAGCCTCCTTGTTTAGCTTGTATGCAACCCACGCATCCATAAGAGCAGCGACATTATCAATCTTCTCATCCTGACGCTTTTTCAGAAGCTTTCGATTACCGTTGGTATCTTCTAGAGTAATAGCATTACCCATTGCGAAAGACATGAGTGCCTGGTCAAATATCAAAAGCCGTTCTTCGCTCATGATCTTGATCTCACCCAATGGTACCGATTCGGTTTTCGCACCTTGAATAACCTTCTCAATTCCGAATGGTCCGTTCTCTCCTTCCCAACGAGCGACAAACTCTTTCGCGTTATACGGATCGTATCCAAGCGCACGAACGTCGTACTCAGATGATTGTATAAATCGATCGAGATCGTCATAGACCTCCATCATGTCAAGAATGTTTCCGGGCATGACATGAAGGCTGCCTTCTTTGATGAACTCTTCGTACTTCTGTCGCATAGCGGCGGGAAGCTTCATCAACGTAAGCTCAGTGATGTAGCTTCGTGTTTTTACTCCGTATTTTTCACGCCCAAGAGGGAACAGAAACGTGAATGCACAAAAGTCGTCGCCCTGCGATAGATCCGCGCCGATAGAACAAGCCATCTGCCAAAACTCTTGAGGCCGATGAACCAAAGTTTCCTCATAGGTGAAGAAATAAGTATAACCTTCCATGGGAATCCCAAAACGCTTTGCCAGAATATCGTTTCGAGACGCCGGAGCCTTTTCTGCACGCTCCACATCAAGCTGGTAGGTTTCATATGAAACTGTTGCTCCTAAATTTGGGTTAGCTTTTATCCACATAGCCGGGTTAGCAACTTCTTCGACTTCGTCTAACTTATAGTGCCAGATCGAAACGTGCGGCGCGTAATATTCGCCCTTCAGAATATCGGCGAGCTCCATCTTGATTGTATCGCCCGAACCCGCTCGAACAGTTCCCTCAGAACTGATGGCAACGATCAAATAATCCTCGAGTTTAGATGCTCCCTGCTCTACGGCGCCGACGACGTCTTCGCGTAGGTCCCCCGAGAGCCATTCATCGATAGTGGATATCTTAGGACGAAGGCCCTGGAGTTTGTTGATCGCCATAGGACGAATTTCAAGAAGAGAACCAGTAAGGAAATTTTCAATACCCTTTTTAGTAGCGGCGAGTTTAACACGATTAGCCCTCGATCCCGTCGTATTCTGTAGCGAGCCTTCTGTTAGGAATTTAAATAGAGGCCCGCGCGCGCGCGTGATCGCCGTACGAAACGGACTCATGACTTCATCAGCCTGTTTCATAGTTGGAGCAGTGGTAACCTGATGCGTAGTTGATGTGTCCACGTTAAGAAAGTAGCTGTGAATCATCGACCCGTACATCGATTTTGCTGCTCCTCGAGCGACAATCAGGTATTGCTTAAGGGTTAGGCGTTTCTTGATCTCCCTTTTCTCATAATGTCCACCGTGGTTATCTTTTGTCGGAACATATACACTTCGCTCAACGAAGTAATACCAACCAAAGATTTGTTCAGCCCAGAGTTTGAAGGAAGGAAGAAGATGAAGATCCGACCCGTCGGTTAGGGTCAGCTCCCCCTCACAATAACGAATGAATCCTTCAACCGCGCTATCATCATAATAGATATTAGGGTTAGCGATGAGCGAATCTATCCGATTCATCTCCATCGAAATCTCTCGATTTACAGGGATTTCTCCTCGGAGGACTGCCTCACGAAACCGACCATAATAGATCGGAATCGCAGTATTCGACAGACCCACGCCAACCCTCCTTCCTATTTACTCAGAACAACTTTAAGGCTGGCATCGAACGCCTTGTCAATGACTTTGTCAACGACTCGATTACCAACTCGTCCCAGAGTTTTGGCTACAAATTTTGCACCAGCGTTCTTCTGATTCGACTGAAGTCGGCTAACGTTCTGTTCAGTGCTTAGTCGATTTGCATAGTGTTGCAGATCTGAAGTAGAAACCACATGAGTTCCATGCTTCTTCAAAGTCTGGTGTGTTGTACGAGCTCGAGCGGCGTCCGGGTGTGGCTGAACTCCGCCTCCGACAGTCGCCTTTCTACGAACGCCCCACTTCATTCCCTTGATGCCATGATGCTCGAGAATATTACTCACAACTGCGGGGGCTTCCATTTACTCCTCCGCTTCTGCTTCCTTAGCCTTCGACTTGTGAGCCTTCGACTTCGGCCGCTCTTTGACACCCTGTCGGTACTGCCTTTCGAGATTGTCTGCAGCCTTCTCAGCGTCCTTTCGGTCCCGCTCAGCTTGGGCACTTTCACGCTCTGGCATATCAACCCTCCGCAACGAGGGGCGGATCAGGATCGACCCACCCAGTCTCTTCTCGATGAACATTCAAACGCCATTCGAGTTCCTGGATCTGATCGGTCATCGCGTTGATTAAATAAGACGTCTGCGGTGGATCGAACAGCATTCGAACCCGAAGAAATACGTACGACTTCACTGCATTGTACTGATGATCGGTTGGATCGATGAAGTCAGTCCACGCATCGTCAATATCGTCAACCGTAAAACCTGCAGCTGGCCCGACTCCTAGCTGAGTGAGAGTAGAAAGAGCTGTATTAATATGCATGATTATGTCTTGGTCGAATGCGAGATACTCGGCTGCAATTCCCAGGACTTTCTTTACACTTAAAAGAATACTTGGTTCCATCATCTCACCTACTTATTAGTTATTTAATCCGAAGAATTCTTTTTGCTAGAACTCTTGGGAATAGCGCCTCCATCATACTTTTTGCCTGAGCTCTTCTCCTGCTGTTCCTCCCTCTCCGCCTTCTTCTCGGCCGCTGTCTTCTCCTCGGTCATCTTCATCTCCTTCGGGGAATGGATTGAACTCTTGCGTGTCCTCATCCACCAAGCCGCGCTCGGTTTTCACCTATCCTCCTCATGGTTCAATGCAAGTAAAAATCTTAACCTGTCCACCAGCACCGTTAATTTGCAGAATTCCCGGCTCATAACCTGCTGGAGCACCGGCGCAAGGACTTCCCGAAGATCCCGGAGGTCCTTGAGGTCCTGCTGGACCCCTTTCTCCAATTGGGCCACGTGGTCCTTGTGCACCTGTATCTCCTTTTGGTCCAATCGGTCCGGGCGGCCCTGGTATTCCTGTACCAACATCAACAGTGACTGTTTTCAGTGGTTCGGATGCTGCTTCACTCAAAGCTGTTGCTCCCAGGAACCCGCTCGCTCCCGCCATCACTGATCCCGTCACTACCAGAATCGTCACTTTCGGAGTGATCTTCATCTTTCACCTCCTTAGCGGCCCGTCGTGCTGACATAATTGCAGCGTATCCGCTAAGTGCACTACCTAAACCTAGAAGAAAAGACCCTATACCAGCCCATGGAATTTGCCACTCAGTCCACGGGATGTCCATTTGATCCGCGCCTTAAGTTGACAACCCAGGTAACTAGCGCTGGTACAAATGAAAGAACAATAGCCAAATATAAGATCGTATCTGCATCATCCACATCTGCAAGTCCTGCAATCAAAGCGGCAAGCGCTGTTGCAAGCGGCCCCACTGTTTCAGCTGGATGATTCTTGACAATTGAAACTGGTTCCATTTCCCTCCCTTCACCAGAGTGTCGTATCTCCGCTTTTTCTTTCAACAGGGCCTCTAGGAAGAAGTGTTTCATCGCCATAATGAATTGCATTGTGAGTTTGAAGCGATGTGGTTATCAGAAACTCAGGATTGAGAATAAAATCCCCACCATGTCTGATATCATCTATTGTCACAGGATTCATATGGTGAATCAATAGATTTGCGAAGATATCATACCCAGGAATTCCTAGATCACAACCATTATCTCTTGTTATAACAAAGCTGCGAAGTCTCTTCCATTCGTTTGAGTGATAAAATCGTTGGTTAAGTAATCTATCAAACCCAAACGTTGAATCTCCGACATTACCCTGTAATCGAAGGTACCAGTATCGTTCTTCAAACGTTTTATGACGACAGAGCTCGGAATATGTTCTAAGCTTCGTCATCGAAGTCAGGAGGAGGTAGCTCACCCGCATATGATCGCATAGCAGTAAGTGCTTCCATGTAAAGCTCCTCCACACGCTTCTGTGATTCGAGCGCGTCAATCTTGACCCGTGTCAGTTCGTTCTCATGCTCGAGTCTCTGTTGTTCGAGACGTTCTCTGGTCGAACCGAGCTTCAGAAAATGTGTAATGACCTGCGACGAGGCTGTGCCAGAACGAATCTGTTGTTCTGCAAGGTCAACCGCCTGAGAAACCAGCTGATGTTCACGACCTTCAGGAGTTGTCGCGGGTCTGCGGGGAGTTTTGCCCAGCTTTACTTTTCTTTTCCTCGCTGACACACGACCTCCTTTCTACATTGGTATGAGTTCGAGCACTTTACCACACAGTTTTAACCCCCGATTATAAAGTGTTTTTTCCAAAATATCCCCCGGGGAAATTTTTGGAAGCCGGGCGATGAAAAGAGGGGGGTTTTATTGCGACCCCTCCCCCCCTACTTTACAATCGAATCTCTTGTATCATTCTTTGAAACTTTGATCCACTTACCAAGAACATTTTCTTTTACAATCTCATCGATTGCATTCTGAATAGCCAATGCCTGGTCAGGTTCTGATAAATCACTTGACACATTAGCTATTCGATCCAGCATACCGGCTGTGTTATAACCTTTCCTTGTATCGTAAGCCAACCACTCATCGAACCTAGTGAAAGGATCGAATGGATTGTCAACTGTTGTCAACATGTATTCGTCAGCCATTGATACCTTCTTTGAGTGTAGTCAGTCCAACACCCAAATGATCTGCTAC